AGTTTCACACCATTTAGGTACAAATCGACGTAGCCTGTATCATAAGTTGCAGCAAAAGATGTCTGCCCTGATGTAGCTGTATAGTCCTGACGCTCCGCTGTTCCGTTTACTGAGGAACCCGCATTCTGCCACCCGCTTGTCGAGCGAACTTTTAGAACCTGCGCCGTAGTATCGAACCAAAGGTCACCCTCTGTAACGCTGTATGCAGGGGCTGCAGGAGCGGTAGCTGAAACGAAGTATGTATCGAAGAAGTCATTCAGATTATTGATATTATTCGCCACAGTATTGACTGATGCAATTGACCCTCCAGTGAGGTTCACATTGGCGATATCGGCGGCGACTGTATTTATATCCGCTATATTGGTCGCAATAGTCCCAACGTCTGCCTGTGTCGCCCAATATTTAGCACTATAATTAGTACCATCTACAGTACCGCTAGTCTTAATTGCCCAATCTCTAGCAGTGTTCTCAGAGGCCAGTGCGTTGGATTCAGATACTGCAGCATTAGCCTCAGATGTTGCTGCCGCCGCTGCCGAAGCAGAAGCCGCTGTAGCAGAGCCGAGGATGCCATCTACATAGACCTTCGTCGCCGCATCAGTATTCGCAGTTGGCGTACCCAAGTTAACGATCTTGTTGAGGCCCATAGCCAATTGGCCTGACATACTGTCGCCAGAGCGGGAAACCTGTAGAGCGTCCTGTTGGTCAGTATAGGCTTTAGATGCTGCCTCAGTGTTGGCTGTAGGTAGAGGTAGGCCAGTAACCGTTGCGCCAGACATGATCAGATCGCCTGTCATGGTGTCGCCAGTATCAGCAACCTTACCTGCCAAGGCATTGGTCATTGTGGTGCTAAAGTTAGCATCATCATTGATAGCTGCAGCTAGTTCATTCAACGTATCCAAGGCTGCAGGGGCAGTATCGACTAAGTTAGCTAAACCAACATCGACATAGTTCTTTGTGGCTGCGTCTTGTGGGTTAGTCGGATCAGTCAGGTTCTGAATAGTGGCGGTAGTGTTACCGTCCATATTCAGTGTGCCTGAGATCGTTACATCATTAAAGCTAGAGGTGCCTGTGGCTGCAGTTATGTTACCAGTAATGTCGCCAGTGACGTTGCCAGTAATGGTGCCTGAAGCATTGATGTTGGTGAAGCTAGAAGTACCAGTAGCCGCTGTTACGTTACCAGTGACATCGCCCGTAATATCGCCAGTGAAGCCGTTGGTAGAAGTGATCGTCGTACCAGTGATAGGCGAAGCTGTATTGCCGCCGATAACGGTGTTGTCGATTGTACCAGAGTTAGCATCGACTTGGGCTAAAGTGGTCAGGCCAGTAACGCCTAGAGTGCCGCCCACTGTGGCATTGCCTGTAGCGTTAACGTCTGTGAGTGTGGTTGTACCAGTGACGTTTAGCGTACCGCCGAATGTGGCGTTGGCTGTGCCAGAGATAGAACCTGCTAGGTAAAGGTCTTTGTAGCGATTGGTTGTTGAGCCAATGTCTACGGTGTTGGTTGTTTCTGGATAGATTTTGCTTGTAGCACTGTCTACGCCAACAACCTCGTTCCATACCGCTGCAGATGCTACGTTAGAAGCACATACAAAGAAGCGACCTGTGGTAGTGTTTAACCAGATATTTCCTGGTGCATAGCCTGCGTTAACGTCGTCTGTAAGCGTTGGATTAGCAGTTGCAGTGTTGTTGTTCTTACCGCCTGTACCGCCGTTGATAGGCAGTAGATACCCACTTACAGATGTCTGTAGGTTAATAGGTGGTGCATTACCTGCCGTGCCATCATGGCTGTGTCCAGATACACCACTAAAACCCGCCTCAATCTGGTTAAATTCAGCGATTAGCGGTGGTGCTGTAATCTCTGCGCCATTGATAATATCAGGTGCGGATTGCCGTGTATAACCTGCCATTAATTATCGCCTTCCCGAAATAGAAAATTCAAATACTAAGCCTTGGATAGAAAAGGGTTCTGACTGTCCCACAGTCACGAAGGTTGCCCTTGCAGAGAAACCTGAACCTTGTACATCCGTTGTCATAATCGGCTTAGAGTTACCGCCGTACAGGATGTTTGCCCCACCGTAATCGATGTTAAGACCGCCGTATTCCACAGGACCACCAAGGCTTTCTTGGGAATAACTAGAAGGGCGTTGTGTGTTGTAGTCGCCCCAATCATAAGCCATCGACAAAAATAGCTTTACTGGACCTTCTGCTCGAATGAAGGTGTTAACCTTCCGCATTGTCTTACGAACTTCAGTGTCACCAAAGTCTAGATATGGCGTGGCGTATACTGAGGTAATGTCTTCACCGTTGAAGCTTGTACCCTCTTCCTGCCTGTATACCTTACCGTCGTAATCACCATGCAGGACATACTCTTCACGTCCGATATAATCACTTGTGCAGCAAGAAGCCCGAATACCGTTTAGTTCACCAAACTCCCATCCGATAGCACCATTCTGTTCCGCAAGACCACCAATGATGCCGTAGGAGTTTGTAGGGGTATAGCTATCGTCGCCAACAAAGAAACGAACCTGAGACTTACCACGGATCACAACACCATTCATTGTGTCCATGTCATACTGGCGTATCATGTTAACCAATGTAACCTGAATAGCCTTTGATAGCGTCTGGATTTCAACGTCACCAATACGGGATGTACCTGCAACGGGACGGAAACCCTCTGGTGACAAAAAGATTAGGTCGCCGCCAATCTCTAGAACACTATCCCGTGCCACGCATCCGACGTTAGCTGTAACTTGGTCTAGAACAAATCCTGCAGTTACGTCTGGACTAACCTTCTTAATCTGGTTGATGCCAAATACAAATAGGTCATCACGGAAAGGCTTGAACTGGACTACGTTAAATCCTGGGGTGATCTGACCACCACCTGATGCAGACGTGAAGTCAAAAGGGTCTGCAGGTGCGGAGTGACAGATAACAGCACGTGATGTTTGATCGCCGCCTAGAAAGATATGGTTTTCAAAAACTTCAACAATGGCAGGTGCGTTAATAATCTGATTACCACCTGGGCTTGCTGATGTACCTGCACCAGAACTATTTAGCTGATACCAGTTAGTTCCATCAAAAACTGTAGCGTTATTAACACCATCTACAAAGATGATATGAGAACCATCACCAAAGTCGAACTGTGCATGTCGTAGCTTAGTGACTGTACGAACACCGTCAGTTGTATTCAGCGTCAGGCTGTTGGTCATTGCCTGCCAACCTACCTGCGATACGAACTTGTAGAACTTATAGGTGTTAGCACCTGTGTCCTTACGTGCAGCCATGATGTATGGGCTACCAAGGTGTTCGTTCTTGTAGATAGCAACCGCTAGTACAGGACCCTCTGCTACACCCTCGCCTACTTCGGTATCTAGACCTTCTAGAAGACCGTAACCCTCAACACGACGATAACCGCCGTATAGGCTAGGCTCATAGTTCACTAAACGTGTAGCGGCACCAGATGCAGCCTCAGACAGAAACAAATGGTTTTCGTTACTGTTTAGACCGCCTGAACATACCAGTTTATAACTCTGGATTTCGTCAGCCATTAGAACTTAATCCTTGTGTCCCGCACGTATTCGTAGCTGTTGATGTACAAAGTCTGCAGGTCTTTTAGGCCGCTCTCAAAAGCAATGAATGCAGCGTTGGCTGCATCAAGGTTATCTTTGAACATGTAGAGGTGGTACAAAGCACCGTCTACAATCACGGTATCAAAACTCTCAGGAATACGGGTTACGTCGTCATATGCCGTAAGATCAGCGTAGTTTAGATAGTAACGGAAGCGCACACTATATGCCTGATTGGGTGAAGGTGTTACGCCAAAGCCTGTACCGTGTGACGGGAATACAAAGTCTGGGATACCACGTCCTGCAGACCCTGCTTCATAGTCGTCGTCACGATAGCTTTTGTACCATTCGTCACGCTCAATAGGCGACAAGGTTTTATAGCTTGCACCTAACGACGCATCCTTTTGGATTTGGAAAGAGTTAAAGTCTGCAATCTTAAAATAGTCGGGCCAATCGTATTCTGTACGACCTGCCGTAAGAACCTGTGTATGCTCTGAAGCATTAAAGGGCCATTCAAACTCAGCCTGATTGATCTTAGCAATAGCCGCACGTACTGCATCTTTAACAAGTGCCTGTACGCCACGCACTGTACCAAAGTCTGCTTGCGCAATCTCCACCTCGTTAATACGGCGAAGAACCATGTTACATAGATTTATATAAGAACTGGCCATGAATGATCCTTAAAAGGGTAAGGGGGGCAAGTTTCCCTGCCCCCGATAAGGATTATGCTGCGTTGTAGTTCGCTGTGATAATACCTTCTGGGCGTAGAATTTTACGACCATAAAGCTGCATACCACGCACGATGTCTGCGAATGTGTCTGGTGAGCGGAAGCTCTCAGTTTTCGCAATTTGGTCTGCGACTGCTGCTGAAGAGTCGTGACCTGCAACGATAACACCGAAGTTAGTTGTAGAACCTGCAGAGGCTGTTGTACCTGCACCTGTACCTTTGTAAGGTAGGTTGTTTGATTGGTACACACGGAAGCCACGGATGGTGCCTGGAAGACGACCATTACGTACTTCACCTTCACCACCGAAGTCTGCGTTGACCAATTTTGCGTCTTCATCCATTAGGATTTCTTTGAAGACAGGATCAACAACAACCCAACGACCGTCTGTGTCCACGTTAGCTGCGTCCATTAGACGTGCCATGCGGTTCAAGACTGCCAAAGGTGATGTTAGTGCGCCTGTGCCGCCGCCTGCTACGACAGGAATTGAGTTTCCTGCAGTACCACTGAATGCGCCTGCGTTTAGCTTGTTAGCTGCAAGCAATTCGTCATTGCCTGCCGCTGTGTCAGCTTTTGTACCTGCAGCTGCAGTACGTGCTACCCATGCAGAACCGTTCCATGAGTAACCAGACATGTAGCCTAGTACGTCTTGGTCGAATGCATCACGCAGTTTGTAGCCTGCACGATCCGTCGCCAAATCCATGAACGATACGTGGCTGTGGGCCTCTTCGATGTCGTCTAATGAAAATTGGAAATAGTTCGCTTGGTCTACAACCATAGTGAAATCAACATCTGCCAAATCTTGTGTCGCAAGCGTTGTGCCACGTGCATAAGTATTGATCGTGATATCTGGTTCTTTGATGATTTTAACACTATCGCCCATGTTGGCGATTTCGCCTGCATAGTCAGTGTTTGTAATATCTTCTACAACAGAAGATTTGCGGAAAGCTTTTTGAACTTTCTTTGAATAGATAACTGGTGAAAAGTTACCATTCGGCAGGTTTGTGTAACCTGTTGCTACTGGAAATGCCATTGTTAATACTCCTTGTGAAATGGCAGGTCGGATAAACCGACAGACAAAATCAGAAGGTAACAATTAAGTGGCAGTGTTGATGTAGGGGTGCGCACATACTGCCGTATGAACGGGCCATACCACACTGGTGGACTATTTGTTTTAGTCTTCTGGGAAAATACGAATTGAGAGGTAGTCGTTGCCGAGGCTCTCATTCGTTTAAAGCTATGCTATACCAATAATTATAACACGATAATATTGTTTAGTAAATAGCTATCTCTTTTAAAAGTGGCGCATTATGCCACTTAACGTGCGCCACCCGTCATGTCGTAAGTAAATGCACCTGTGCGCATTGCCTCTAGGATAGCGTCTTCGTTTGCTTCATACTCACGGTCAGACATCTGTGCTACCTGACTTTCTGTGAACTTTGCTTTTCCTGTTGCTGCAGGGGCCGCTGAAGTTGTACGTCCAACGGCTTCTGCCGCTGATTTCTTTGATGTGGTTTTGCGCTTGCCTGTATCGGCTTTATACAAGTCGATTGCACGGGCAGCGGCTTGAGCATCGGTGTTGTTCTTATAAAGAGCATCTTGGATATACATCGGCTGCATTGATACCCAGTCGTGGAAGGACGGGTCTTGGCGAATGTCATTGAAGTCAGGATGTAGCTTCATAAGCTGTTGTTCTGCTTCTTTTTTGGTTAGCTTTGTCTCCAAGTCTTTTAGGTGACCTAACCGCTTTTCACCCTCTTCTAGGGCTTCGTTTGCTCTCTTACGTGCAATAGTATCGACGATCTTTGCTACATCAGGATATTTCTGTGACCACTGTTCGATTTCCTCATCTGTTTTAGGGAAGCGAATTTGGCCTTTAGCTGCAGTTTCTAGCTGAGATTTTATTGCAGCTAGTTCTTTATCCTTCTGGGCCATTAACTGTTGTGTATGGCGGCGAAGGTCACCGTAGCGTTTTTTAAAGGATGCCTCTTCAGAATTTTCAGGTTCTGGTTCTGCAGTTGCTGCCTGTTGTTCCATTTCCTGAGAGTAAGTTAGTTCGTCGTCTAGTTCTTCTTTGCGCTTATATTTATTGCTCATGTTTTACCTCTGGGGGCTTCACTGTGTGAAGGTAGCCCAACTTAAATCACACGATGAAAGTAACCTTTGGTTTCTTCACCATGCCGTACATAGAAGTCTTTTTGGAATAATCGCTTTCTTCGTATTCTTCCGTTTCACGGACTTCTGGTTCCTCTTCAGAAACCTCCACAGTCGCCTCTTCAACCTCATTGCCCTCTGGGGTTTCCTCTTCCTCTGTGTGATAACCTGTGCCACCACAATGGTCGCAACCTTCGCCCTCACACTTCGGACAGACTTCACCCTCTTCGTCTGCATTTTCTGCAGCTTCTTTAATCAAGCCCATAGCATCCATTGCCATGAGGCCCATCTTTGCCTCTTCCTGCATCATCATGATCTTTTCTAGGCCATGCCATTTGACCACGTCTGCAGGCAGGACGTACTCGCCCTGAGAGATATTAATATCGATATCGTCACGTACTTCTTCAGCACTAGAACCGATAGGAATAGGATTGCCAGAGACAGGATCAACAGGCTCCATCATACCGCCGTGGTACATTGCCTTTTCGTCTTGCTCTGGGTCATCAACCATTGCTTTTTGTACGGCTTCGCCACGGGCCTTTTCATAAGACGAAAGCTCATTATCTCCGTCTAAGTCTGCAGCGTCTTCGTCTAGTTGAAATCTTTTATTAGCCATGTCATAGCCTTCCTTTGTGTCTATGCCTTTTCGGGCTACAGCCAAGCCGCCGAGGGCATATTCGTTTTGTGCAAATTTTTCGGGTTCTGCTAATCCTGCCTCAATCGCAGCCTGCTTAACCATTTCGTCTTTAGTTTCGTAGAAAGCCTGACGCATTTCTTCTTCAGAAAATTCTGGACGAAGCTTGGGACGTATAGATGTTCTAGGAATAGGAACGTCTTCTGGTATAAACTTCCAAACTGGCGCACCGTCTTCATGCTTTTCTGGTGTTAAAACAAGAAAGCCCCCATCTACTTCCATCACAGGATCAATAGGCTTACTAGCCAACCCTCCCTCAAAAAAACCCATGTCGGCATACTCTGGGTAGGTTACCTCTACGTTGTGTGAAAATTTGGTATCGTACACAGGCTCTTGGCCCTCATATCCACGATAGAACGTGTGACTACCGATAGTTACAGGGTCTGGTCCTTCAAACTGCGAACCACGCTTCTTTGTCTTACCTGTATTCTGAAAGAAGGTACGACCATCTACTGCGTCTTCGCCTAGCTGAACATAGTCCACAAACTCATTTAATTGTGCGTTCAGGTCGTCTTCTGGTGCAGGTATCTTAGATACGCCACCGTATGTCCGTACAGGCTCAAATTCACTGGCAGACAGTATTTCATCTACTGTGTCGGGAAAGCGATCTGATGCTAAACGGTTAAGGATAACAGCACGTACAGCATCACGTCCCTCTTGACCCTCGCCACGGGCCTCTGCCCATACTACACGCTCAATCTTTTCAATGTCACCATACGGCAGTTGTGTTTTAGGCCGTAGCTTCGGACGTGGGCTAGTATCCACTATTCCGCTCCCTTGATTGCTTCATCACGGATTGTCGAAAACCTACGAAGTTCGATTAGTGCGCCCTGCATCTCTGTGATGCGGTTATGGTCTTTCTGAACTTCTAGTAGATCACGGTATTTGTTGATGCGGTAATCCAGATAAACCTGTAACCGCTCCATCATGTCTTTGTCGTTGACTAGAGGTAGCAACGCACGACTTGTATCTTTATCCATTAATTAACGGGACCTTGTGGCTGTTGTGGTGGTACTCCCCCATTGTCGCCGCCCCCTGAACCTGTGAAGCCCTCTGCGTTAGGCTCTGGTGCATTACCTGGAGCTATGTTGCCCCCACCGTTTCCTGTAGGATCGGAAGGTGCAGGTGCGCCCCCTACTGGTGCAGCCTGTGGTTCAGGCTGTGGCATCAGTGCCTGTATCTCTGCCATCATTTTGGCTTGGATCATGGCTTCACGTGGATCGTTAAGAATTTTGTCTTCATCCAAGTCCATCGATGCTGCAAGTTCACGTAGGATAAAGTCATACTTAACAAATGGTGCCATCTGTTGATTGGCAGTCATCTGCATGAACTGTAGCAAGCGTTGGCTACGGATTTCGTTACGCATCAAGCTTTCAGTACCACGGGCCACAACGTCTAGGTCACCCTTGGTATATTCTTCATCAAAGTTGAACTGCATGTTAAATGCGAACAATGCTTTGCCTAGCGGTGCCAATAGATAGTCATCTAGGTTACGCACAACCGCTTTAATGTTCTGTGCGGCGGCACCCATAAGCATGGACATACCAGACGCTGTACGACCAACACCCATGACACCACCAACACCGTGGCTGTATGATGGGATGCCTGTGGCTTCGTCAGATAGCTGACGGGCTTTGTCGAACATCATCAATAGTTCGTTGGAAACATTTGGAAACTTGGTGCCAAAGATAGCCTGTCCTGGTGCGCCTGCCTGACGACGGAAGACCTTGCCTGGATATACTGAAAGGTCTTGGCCTGGGACTAGGTTAGTCTCATCGATCTCAATAAGCAGGTTACCCGACAAGGCACCGTTATCTACAGCCATACGCATGAAGCCATTCATCAATAGCTGTGTGTCTTCCATGTTTTCAGCAACACCGATACCGAAGAACCCGTACGGGTTTAATTCATACGGTACGGCTGTATAAGGAATGCGTATAGGCGTGAACGGGTTGATGACTAAGCGTAGAATTTGTCCATTACAAATCCATACGTTCACTTGTACTTCGTCACGATCTGCTACTTCCTCTGGTAGCTCTAGGTCTGCCTGTTCTGCAAGCTCTGCATCTAGGACACCCCAATACTCTAGGACCTCATAGCGGTCTGGGCTTTCAGAGTTATTGCTTTCGTCTAGTGCGTCTTCCCAATATTCACGCTGATACTGAGCGCCTAACTCAATAGCAATCTCAATGCTCTCATTACGGAAATGTGGGCGTTGTTTAAGCGCACGTAGCTGTGAACGGTTCAGACGGTGACGTTGTATAGTATACTCAGCTTCAGCCATGTTCCGTGCGTCGGGATCAGGGTAGAGGTCCCAGATAGACACATACTCCACTTTAGGAATAGTTTCGTACACAGGATCATAGTTACCCTCTTCGTCCCAACGTGGATATTCCTTGTCGAATGCAAACGGACCCTTCAGACAACCTGTACCAAACAAACATGTCTCAAAGGCTACAGAACGTAGGTGCTTAGAAGCATGAGTTTCATCCAACTGGTCATGCATCTTGCGTTCCATCATCTGAGCGGCACGTTTTGCAGGCTCAAATAGGATAGCAGAGGGTGTAGAACCTGTTCCTAGCTCTAATTCTTCCGCAATAGGCTGTAGATCGGCAGAATATGGCCCTAAATCCTTTTCTAGGTCAGGACGGGCGATAGGACGCTTGGGTTTGTACTGAACCCCTGCCATTTCCTCTACTTTTTCCGACGTAATGGCGTTTGGGTCGTAATTTACCTCGCCTGCAACGCCTGTAGGCATCTTACGGCTCTCTACACCAACAGGAAACTTCGATCCTGCGAATAATACGTCCACAACCTGTGCATATGCCGCCAAAACCTTGGTTTTAGTGATCTTAACAAAGGCCTGAGACTTTTCTGTGTCGGTAAACTGCACGTCTGGGCCGTATAGACCACGATAGTTGCGGTATGCCATTAACCAACGCTCTTCATCCGATAAACGATGGTCTTTAGAGCGTCTAAACTGACCTTCAATGAAGGATGATACGCCAGAATAGTCTAAATTCTCTTGTTCTACATCCCCATCCTCTTGCAAGGCTACAACATCAGAGGCTTCAGTCTGATCTTCGGGTGCAGGGCCTGTAGGTTTGTCCATTAATGCCATATTTTAGTATCCAAATCTTGAATCTGAAGGTGTGTACCGTTGAATTGGGACACCACGCCCCATATCGAAGGGTGAAAATGCTCTAGGGCGGCTCATAATACCGTATCTAACGCTGTCATATGCGTGGTCCGTCGCATAACGAGGGTCGATGTCGTCTGAACCTTTGGGGTCTGAAGGAATTACAGGCAAATCTGCGATAATCTGGCGGCAAGTGTTAAAGAAAACGATGCCTGCTTGGCCTGTATCTTCGTCTACCTTCAGAACTTCATGAAATCTGTTCTTACCAGATACCCTTGCACCTGCAGTACGGTCACTTGGTCGCCACCTACAGCCCATGCTAATCATTTCTTCAGCTATACTGGGGCCGATTTGACCACGGTTGTGCCAACAAGAGCTATCTAGCACCCCATACTGGATGCTCTCACCTCTCTCTGCGTTGAGGACAGCCTTTGCCAAGTCCTTTCCTGTGTGCTTCGACACGTATAACTCTCTATAGACGTAGAGGGTTTCGTAGCTTGGATCGATAGCGA